CGATTGGTCGCCATGTCGTATTCGACGGAATTCGCGCTTAGCGTGACCGGCCGTTCGAGTTTCTATACGCATGGCTCGTGGCGCTCCGACGCTCGTGTGTTGGGGTGCGCGACAGTGCAGTTCGGTCGTAAAGTAGACCGCAACGGGCACCCTGGCTCGGCTTTGCTGCGGCGCATCAGTGTCGATGCCATTGCCGCCGCTTACCCGGGCTCCAAGTTTGCTGATGTTTATGCCGACCCGAAGCGGGTCGGTCCTAATGTTGTTTTGACCGTGTGCGGTCTCGTGACGCCAAATGACAAGGGAAAGTTCAAGACCTTTCAGGCTGGTGCTGCCCGTGAAGCCGGCAGCACCGTCATGACTACAGTGGAAACTATAAGTGAATTGTGTAGGGATGAATATGTGGTTCGCGCGTTGCGTGGCGCAATTGAGCGTGATACCACAATTTACTTGCAAGACGTGCAGATGGCCACCCCAAAGGACATAGCCGAGCTTGCAGCCGCGGTTGGCGACGGGCGGCCGGTGTATTTCCTTTTCAACGACGCCGCAATGCCTTTGCGCGCTCGCAACGAAGCGGTAAAGTCCGTGCGGGGCATCAGCAACCCATATGCGTGGGGTGAGGCCTGTGTGCTTTACAACCCCATAACTGATACTTACACGGCCCAATACAAAAACCGGCCGGATGACAAGTTCGACGCATTTGGTAGCGGCTACCCTGGCATTGGTTTGGCCGCCCAGGTTTGGCCGTCTGGTGAGATGAAACTCGACACCAAACGGTACTTGGCGGGCAACCAGGGTGGCATTGATTTGAGTTTCATGCCGATAGACAAATTTGCCGCACTCACGAACCGCCACATCTTTGGAGCCATTGCTGCGCCCGTTATTGGTTTGCCGCGGGTCCTTTGCGGCATTTCTGGGCGCGTGAACTTTCCGGCACCTAACGGACCTTTGCGCACAATAACTGAGGAGGATGCGCCAAAAGTCTCTCTGTCATGTGCCAGCTCGTTGATGGACGAGCCACTGCCTGAACCGAGTGAGACAGTCCACGCGGTGCTCCAGTCGACCACAGCGGGTGGTGATCTATTCGAAGGAATGGACGTCATCGCGCATTGCGACAACGACGGATTGCACAGCAACGGCGAGGTGGCCGCCGTTTCGCAGGCCGCGCCAAGCGAACCCGCGTTCGTTGAACCGAGTGTTGACGTGTGGGTGACCGCTCCCCCCTTTAAGACAATCATGACGGCCGCGGACCATCAGTACCGCCCTTTGCCTGATGATCGCCCACCTATGCGAGATGATCCTATGATCGGTGTCGACGGCGTTGTGCCAGTACGCCGTTATCACAACACCCCTGAGGGGGTGGTGCATACAAGCCTTGTATTGCTCGACAAACCCGGCGGTAAGGTGGTTTTGTCCGATTTAGCGCCGCCGGACATTATGCGCTTGCAAGCCGCCGGCAATAGCAGCATTGGTGCAAATGTGAACTACAGCATCGGTGTGGTGCTGGCTGGCAGCCGTGAGTTCATTGACCGTTGTCACGAAATCGGGTTTGACATTGACGACATCTCCGTGGCCACAATGAATCTACGTTACGCCATGGGCTTCAGCCTCATGAACCAGCGCCAAGACCCGATGGTGACTCGGGTGGTGAACCAAGGTTGTGACACGTACAACCGCACGCGCCCTCTCACATGGGGTATGGTAGAACGTGCGGGTTTGGCGTGGGCCCGCCTTATGAGCCAAGTTAATTACGCGTTAGGTGTGCAGGGCGGTATCGGCGGGACACCGCCTGCGCGCGCAAATGTTCGTGAGCCATCGGCCGAGACTGTCGCGGCGGCCGAAGAACGGCGTGATGCCCGTGCACTTTATGTGGACGCTATTGATTGCATACCTGGTGCAAGTGGCGTGACGAGCAAATTGCGGGTGCGTCTTTACAACCAAGCCGTGATTCGCCAGACACCGCGTAGGATTAGCGGTTTTCACCTTCTGGCGGCGCGCGTCTCCATCGCTCCTCCCCTACCACGGGCATTTGTGTTGGGCGTGGTGGTTGACGATCAGGCAAGTCTGCCCGACTTCAGTAGCCTGGAAGCGTTGCAGAGCGCCCTGAGTAAGAATGCCGCTGACACTAAGTACGGGCGGGTTTGTGATGATTTTACACACTTGGTGACTGAGTACCACAACGCGTTATTCACCGGTAACGCCTTTCGCAACAGCCACACGTGCGACGTGCGCGAATTTGCTTATGATGACCCAGCCTTAGACTTACCGGATGCGTCGATGGTCACGAAGTACCTTTTTGGTCGGCTGGCACAATTGATAAAGCCACGTGAGAACACCGGTGTCTGGGAGAGCAAATTGTCTGTGAAGGTCGAGGTAGTGGCGCACAATAAGCCGTGCCGCGCCATTGCTGAGGCGCCAGCGACGTTTTACTACCAGGCTGCACCAATGACGCGCGAGGTGGCACCTTTGCTGAAGGCGCATTTGGGTACGGTTGATTTGTTGCGTGGCGTTCGCTACTGCGTTGAGCGTGAGTTAGCGCGCGACCCACAAACGGTAGGGGTGTTGTTGGATTCAGGTGGCCGCGACAGCTCCATGTGCAATGAGAAGCAGGCTGCCTATGCGAATTATTGCGTGCGCGCGGGTGTTGCGTGCCAAAACGACCCCTACATTCGGCGAATGCGGACCGCCGACCGCGTTATTTATTACACCAAGTACGGCCGCGTTGACATAAACGGTGCTTTGTTGACATCCGGTGTCCCAAACACGACGGTGAGCAACGACCACCAGAGCGGCCTTGAGGTATACACATTTTGCCGCGAGATGGATATACCGACGCACCGCGTCAACGCTTACGTGAGCGGGGATGACATTATGGCACTTTTTCCTCGTGAGTATCGTACAGCACTGTTGGCGCGCGGTGAGGCTGGAGTGGCCAGCGTGGCCCGTATGTTAAACGCCGATCTAAAGTTTGAAGCGCCCATCGGCTGCGTGTACGAGGGGCGGGGTTGGCGGTTTCTGGGGCAGGCCATTGTTTCTGCCGCAGTGGGACAGCCGGTTTGCGTTTTCCCGGATTGGGACCGTCACCGCGGTAAAATGCACTTAGTCTTGACCACGAGTTGGTCGCCCCGTTACGTTGTGTCACGCATCAACGCTATGATAATTGCGCGCACCCAAATGTGGACTGGTGTCCCCATAGCGTGGGTTTTGGTTAACCGCATGCGCGCGCACCGTGACAGCTTGCGACAAAATTGGCAGAGCGCCCGTCCAATTTATGAGAGTGACGAGGCGTACAAGATGCGCATTGCTAAGCACAACCCCAAATATGAGGTTGTTTGTACGGCGCCAAGCGATTATGCCCGGCATTGCTTCGCCAAGGCCTTTGACGTGCCTGTTCCTCAGCAGTACGCCATGGAGTTAGCAATTGAGCAGACACCTTTCGGTGCCTTTGTGTGTTAGGTCGCCGGCGCTTTGCGTCGGCGTAATAAAGACTGACATGATATGTCAGTTTCCCTTGCACGCGTTGCCGCTTCACTTGCTGCCCACCTTCTTGCCGGCGCCGCTAAAGAAGGTGCTAAACAAGTTACTAACAATTTGCCCGCCCTTGGTGTCACAACAGGAGCAGTTGAGATACTGAAAGATTTATCTCGCATGGCCAAAACGGGAAAACCTGGCAATGCAAAGAACAAGCCCAAACCAAAGCCCAACAAGAAACTCAAGCCCGCCCCTCGGCGCGGTACGTCTGTCCGAGCTGCTGAGCGGGGAATGGGTGCCATGTCCGTCACCTCACGTGGGCGTTCAGCGGTGTCGGCTGCCCCGGTTTCTTTGGGCTACGGCAATGGTGGCTCTGGTTATACTATCACTTCTCATACACCACAGTGTTCGCGTATGCGCGGTTCTTTGATTTTGGGGTCTGTGATTGGCGCGACTTTGACCGGCAACGGCCCGGCGCCGTGCTTTGTGGCTAGCCTTAATCCCATTTCGTTTAGTGACCGGTTGGCGGTGCAAGCCAGTATCTACGATAAGTTCGTTTATCACAACATTCGGCTGGTTTACCAGCCCGCGGTGGCTACGAGCACCAACGGGTCGGTGTTCCTAGCAATTGACCGCGATTACAACGACCCGCCGTCTGGCGGTTCGGTTCAAACAGTGATGGATTACGAAGCTTCGACCATGGGGCCTGTGTGGGGTACTCACACAGTTTCCATGACACGTGACAAGAATGAGAAGCGCACGTATTTCACCAACAATTTGGCAAACACCGATCCTCGCGAGTGCGAGCAATTCAAGTTTTACGTCTACAGCACCGGGACCCCAGCAAACACTACGCTAGGTTTAGTTGTGCTGCATTATGACATTGAGCTCATTTCGCCTGTTTTTGCGCCGTCCGAAATTGTGACGGGATTCAATTTCGTTCCGGTTTTCTTTAACGCGCTTTGGGCAGCCGCCGGCACCACGGCCACGTTGAGTGGTGGTTTTGCAGCTGCCAGCAACGGCGTTTATGAGCTCATAACTTCGTCGGCTCCTACAGCTGCCGCTTTGCTTCAAGGTGCGGCTAACGGCCAGGCCCTGACTCTCACCGATAACGCCACGCGCTTGTGGTTTGCTTTGACGTCCGGTTCTTTGACCAGCATGAATTTGTACCTGTCTTTGGACGGTGCAGTTAATTCAGTGGCAGCCTCCCGGATTTATTCTTCGTCAATTCAGAACCTTTTTGCGGCGAACACCACGTGCTGGATTAGACGTGTGTTCTCCGTGCCCACAAATACTTGAGTGGGCAACCTGCGGCAATTGACTCAACGTCTTAGCCCTGCCGCCGCAGGATTTGGCAGGGCTGCATTGGAAAATGTAACCATGTCCCAGAACATCCGTACACGTCTACGGGCTGGAACTACCGCTAACAAGCGGGTATAGTGACTTCCCGGCTTTTGGCCGACCGCGTTTCGCGGGCGCGCAGGCGGCGCGTGAAATAAGAGTTTAGAGCGCTTCGACAATGCGCTATAGAAATCCACCAGAACCCAAACTGAGCACCCTAAGGAGTTCGTGCACAAATTGGGGACGTGTTCCGACG